GTGTAATTAAATACTTCATTAAAATTTACTTATTATAAGTTCATCAATATATTCCTGTATCTCTTCTCTTGTAGCAACCATTTTAAAACTAAGATCAGCTTGAAAGCGTTTTACTTCTTCACCTTCATCAAACACTATTATTGTAGGTACAATAGCAATAGCGTATTTCTTCTGTACGTCAGCGTTGTCAATACTTAAGTTTTTCTTACCAGCGTCTGATATTTTATTAAACCACTCGACGTCGTTAGCTTTGTTCCAACCAGCGTTGAAGTGTATTACTTTAACTTGACTATAAGCTACGCCAATAGTAAAAGCGATTATAATTATAAGCGCATATAAAAATTTAGTAAACTTATTCATTACTTATAAAGTTTATCTTCAATTTTTTCTAACGTAGCTTTTATTTCAGTTACATCTTCTTGCGTGTTCATGATAGTGTTACGTATCATTTGATCTTTCATATCAAACTCCATGCGTGTAACTTCTGGATCTGGTGGTTCAGGAAGTTCTTTAGCTTCAGCTATATCTGCTTGAAGCGTAAACCACATGCCTGTCATGCCTACTAGCACAACTCCTAGAGAAATGATAGTCTCTAAACTTAATTTTACTTTAGTGTCTTTACCTATTTCAGTTGCCATTATTCACCACATTTTTTAGATGGATTACCTACTTGTACCCAGTTTTCTTTTTTAAACCAGTCTCTTAGTGTAGCGCCTTTTTTACGAGCACCTTTAACAAAAGACTTGCTAGATCTTTTATACTTACCGCCTTTAGCGGCTTTGCGTTTAGCTCTTACTACTTTAGCTCTTTCAGACTTACTCATACTTCTAACCTTAGAAGCTGGTAAACATACTTTTTTAGTACCTCCACCTTTAACTTTACTTCTTTTTTTAGTAGGAGGTTCGTGCGTATATCCTTTTTCACCAAGCTCTACATGCTCATCGTAAGTATCAGCAACAATTTTCTTGCCAGTCTTAGGATCAAACATGTTATGAGCTTTAAAGCCCTTCATTTTAAAGGCCATTACTTTTTCTTTTTCTTTTTACCGCCGCCAAACTTACTAGGTCCACCAGCTTTAGTACAGCGTACGCCCCAACCTGAAGCGTAAGCAGAAGGCCAAACCTTAAACTTACGTTTAGCCGCAGCTTTGCAAGCTCCACTGATTTTTTTTAAAGCACCGCTATTTGTAATATCGTAAGCCATTATTTTCTATATTTTGACTTGCAACCTTTTTTAGCTGTAGGAGCTCCTTTACCACCGTCTGCTTTGCTAGCATGCACGGCTTTTCTTTGAGCATCTGAAACATATTTATTAAGAGGTCCTTCGTACTCTCCTGAATCTATCATTTTTTCTTTTAACTCTGTAGGTAGAGTTTTTTGAGCAGAAGTTAACATTTTTTTTGCCATGGGTTTACCATAAAGAGTTGAGCCCATCATTTTATAAGGTGTATACATATCTAATTATTTTAACATTTCCATCTTCGTCTAGCAGCTTTACCTCTTTCGCTAGTCCAACTTTTTGATCTAGCGCAGAAAGCTTTTCTTCGCTTAGCTGCTTTGCTGCCAGGCTTTACCTTGCCTGTCACAGCTGTTTTTAGTTTACTACCAGGGTTTTTACGTCTGTATGCCGCAACTCCTTTAGCTGTCATACCAGCACCTTCTTTAACTGTTCTAAAATTTCTACCTTTTCCTTTGGTAGTTTTGCGAACATCGGGTTTCTTTTTCCTTTTCTTTTTATCTAAAGGACTGTCTGGTTCTTTATAGCTTATGCCTGGTAAAGTGAAACTCATATCTTAGAATATTACATAATTGATACCGCACTTAAAGTCATACCACTCTCTGTTCCAGTACTTGTTATACTTACCTTCTATAAACATGCCTAAGTTTTTAGTTATCTTAGTACCTACGATTAAACCACCTGAGTAATCATACCACTGTTCACCATCGTTAAAATTGTGATACGAGTACGTTCCGCCATCATTATAATGATAAGGCATTAAGTTACCCCAGCTGTGTAACCAAAAATTCTTTTTATAATAGTAATAATCAAAGCCAATTACTAGAGAGTGTTGCCATTGATTAGGTAGCTCGTTGCGCTTCTTTTCAACATAATCTTCCAACACTTGCGGTATAACAACTTCTTTCCAAACATCAGCGCTAGTTGCTACTATATTACCATCAGGATCTTTATATTCATTTTCATACACGTCTACGCTGTATCCTTCATCAATTGCTAAGCATGTATAATGCAAGTAATTGTTTTCTAGTTGCCATTGCTCTAGTGGATCAAAGCCATACGGCTCTGCTAATCTTTGTACAGCGCCGATGTTAAACGACAACTTTTTATTACCGTTTAATCTTAATCGCTGCGTACTTTCAAAATACTCTATGTCTGCAAAACCATCTTTAATATATTCTACTTTAGCAAGCCATTTTGGTTTAACATATCTAACAAAGTGATGTTGATCTAAATACTCAACGCCTTCTTGCCTTTTGTAGTTTGCTTGAAATAAATACTCAAACGGTGATAGACCTACGCTAGCGGCGTCGCCATAAGCAGACTCTGTACCGTCTTTAAACTTAGTTATATCTTCATAACCAAACCTTTTAATCTTGCGTATACCCATAACTAATGAGTAATCAAACGGGGTAAACACTGTGTCATACAGTACAGCTCCGTCTTGAACAGAGTATATATCTCTATCAGCCAATGATGTATTACCATTTGCTGCTATATAAAACGTAGAAAACTTAAACGTTTTCTTTAACACTTGCGCTTGACAAACGCTAGTTAATAAAAATAATAAAACTATTAGTCGTGATAATAACATAATCCTGATTTACTTGATGTCTTCATTTTACAGCGGTCACCGTTAGACTTTACTTTCTTGCACTGTACTTCTTTACCATCACTTCTTTTTTCTACTTTTGTATGTATAGTACAATACGTTCCGTCAACAGGCGTGCCTTTGCATCTACTACCGCTCCTTGTAGCTGCCGCGCATCTAGGCTTTTTATTTTCTTCTTTTTCTTTTTGCTGATCTTTTAAGTAATCTTTTTCTTTTTCTTCTTTTACTTCAGCTTCTTTTTCTTTACGCTCTTTCTTTTTCTGCTCTTTCTTCTCTTCTTTAACTTCTTCTTTAGCCTCTTCTATTTCTTCAGGTCTTTCAATACCTAAGCCCCACTTGTCCCAACCTAAAAATAAAGCTAATCTCTGCCATGTTGCATTTTCATTATCTGAAGCTGCTTTTAAGTTAGATATTTTTCTTTGTATACGTCCAGCCGGAACATTTGTTACAGCTTCGACAGTATTACCTGCAGCATCCCATATTGGATTATCAATATTGTACAAAGGTATTTTATCATAAATATCTTGATTCCACTTGTCTGTGGTCATAGCTGAATATAGTTTTCTAGCTTTTGATCCAAGAGGTGGAGACACGTTAAGAGCTTCAATTAAAACTCTACCGTTGTCAGCGCGCATACCTTTTTCTCTCTCACTCATGTATTTCATGATAGTGTTTTTAACTGTAGATAATACAGCGCCATATATACCAGAACCTCTAAGTAGTGAGTCAAGAGTTCCATTTGTTATACGTTCTATTTTTGTGTCTAAAAACTCTTCTTCTTGATCATCGTCATCGAACAGCACGGCAAATAAAGCTGTTTGAAGAGATGAGAATATAATATTTTGCACAGCTCCATAGTATAGTATTCTAGATATGTTAGCTTTAGTATCACCTCTACCGTTCATTAAGTCTAACGCAGCTTTCTTTATAAGTCTGTTGTACTGCATTGGAGTGTTTTGAAACGCTAGTATTAAACGACCTAACACTGATGCTTGCTCTTGAGATATTTTGTCTGGTCTACTAGACTGCTGAGTAGCCTCTGCTATTTCTTGAAAGTCTATAAAAGCTTGAGCTTCAGCTTCTGACTGGCTCATACCTTCGCTTACATATTTATTTACTCTGTTTCTGTAGTATGTAGAACCACCGGCAGATATAGCGAAGCTGTCCGCTATTTGTGTAGGGGTAAAACCAAACTCTAGTAATCTACCAATAACAGCTTTAACACCTCCTTGTTCTGCTAGTTGTGCTAGCTCTGAAGCGTTTAAGTCTGATTGTAAACCTCCTCTTCTTTGTCTAAGCATTGGTGAGTTGAACAGCATAACAAAGTCTGCCCAATACTGTTTTTGATTTGCAAAAGCTTTAGCAGCCGCGAATATATTATTGTCTTCAAAGTTAATAAAGTTAACCGTAGACAAAGTTTGTAGCACAGCTGATCTAGCATTAAAGAACATGATAGCACCAACAGAGCCGTTTAACCAGTCTAAAAAGCCGTTAACTCTTTTATCTTTTATAGTAGGTCTATTGCTACCAGACTTCATACGAGCTATAGAGTCTTCAAGGGCACTTCTATATCCTGACCCATGTATGGCTTCTAGCTTGTTTAACATTTCAGGAGTAAACGTAGCTTCAATGTTTTCGTTCCACTCTTGCATGTATCCATCTCTTTTGATCTTAGCCGCGTCTGACATATCTCCATTAAAAGAGCTAGCGTTCCAACCTACAGTTGGCTGCACATACTCGTCGAGTTTCATAGCGTTTCTAATTAAGTTGGCAAACATAGTCATTTCAGGGTCTAATGCTACGGCTTGTGCTACATTGTTGACGTCAGCTTCAGACATACCAGGCACGTCGTATCCAACTTGATGATACAGGTATATACGCATAGCCTGCTCATTTGTATATCCAGTATTGCTAAAGTCTTTTTTTAATTTTTTAGCTACTTCAGGAAAACGTTTTTTTATAGCTTGAACATCTTCTCTTAATGTTTGTTTGTACATATCAAGCTCTCTGTCTGCTCTATTGTAAGGATCATAAAACATATTTTTGAAAAACTTAGCATCGGCCTCGCCTTGTTTTCCTTTACCCATATTATAATACATCAGGCCTTCAAAATCATCAGCGCTTGGCGGTATAAATAGCTGTCTTACTTTGTTTACTTTTCCTTTGTTTCTTGCTTGAACTCTATTAAACACAGCGTTTCTATCAACACCCTTGCTACGCTCTAACATATTGTCAAGCTCTACAGATGGATCAAGACTAAACCTAGGTCTTACAATGACAGACTTACCCTTAATATCAAGCTGATCAAACACATGTTTAACAGCTTCAACATTAGGTAAAGCATCATCTACAAAGTACATATCATTATAGCCTTCGGCGTACTTATCTATGAACCATTGAGCCTTAGCATCTCCAGTGCTGTTTCCTAAGCCGGTAATATTTTTTAAAGGTATATTAATTCCTTTAGTTTTTAACCAGCCATGTATAGCTGTAGCAGCTTCAGCCGGTCTAGCTGTTAAAACGTATACGTTTTTAGATCCATACTTAGCTATTTGGTTTTTCATTTTCTGTAGTAACGGTCCATCAACACCGCCTCTAACATTTACAAAGTCTGTAAAGTCAAACTTCCAACCGTCAGCCGCGTATTGAGGTCCTTGTATTGGCCATTGACCAGAACTAATCTTAACCTCTTGACCGTCTTTTTTAGCTATAATAAAGTTTTCACCTTTGTCTATTAAGGTTTCGTCAAAGTCAAACGTAGACATACCTTTTGAAGGTGTTTCTTTAGAAAATAGTCTAGCATTATTTATAGCTTTATCGTAATTCTTTTTATTTTGTAAATCTACTGGGCTGTCAATTAACAACTTGTTTGCTTTTTCAAAAGCCTCTGTGCTAGAAACATCTGCGGCTTTAGGGTCTAAAGCTTTTAAGCCTACAACATCACTAAACCCTTGAGTTCTAAAATTGTAATACCTAGTCCAAGAAGGCATATCTAAATCGTAATTTACAGGCATCATAGAAAGTAGACCTTGCTTCTTTAAAACATCGTCCATCTTTGCTGATATAATAGCTACGTTGTAGTTTTTATAAAACTCATCTAGATTTGGTATACCACCTTTGTTCATATACTGATCTAGTATTTTAACAGCCATGTAATTTGCTGGAATCATGTGCTCGTAAGCTACTGTTTCTTTAGTCATATCGCTAGGATCCATGTTTTCAACATCAGATCCTATATATGCTAAGTTAGCGGCTCTTCTCATAGGCGTGTCTAAACCAGCGTTCATAGACAACATCATCATTGCTAAATCGTTTCTACCTAAATTACCATCTTTAACTTGGTCAACAAAATACCTCATCATTACATCTATAAGCTGGCGAACCTCTTTTGTTTCTTTATCTACAGCTTTAAAAAATTCTTTTTCACCAAGCTTTTTCAGCTTGTTCATCATACCCTTAGCACTTTGAGGTAAAGCTGATACATCAGCGCTATATACTTCTAGCATTTTTTTACCTTGTATACTTCCGCCGGCGTCAGTAACCTTAGACATATCGATGTTTACGCCTTCTATTTTGTTTACTGCGTTTTTAATAAAATCACCAACGCTTTCAAATACCATGCCTCTAGGTGTACCGCTTTCAAAACCTTCTTTGTAAAAAAGAGTTCCATCTTCTTTTACACCAATACTACCTCTACCTATTTTACTAGCACCAGCATACATCGGCTTTAAGTAAGCTAACATATATCTGATTACTTCAGAAGGTTTCATGCCAAGGTCTTGTATCATGTAATTACCCATGTTAACTACAGAAGCTCTTTGGTTTTTAACAAACTCTATATTGTCGTATAAGTCTGAGTTTTTCATCAACTTACCATCTTGCTTTACGTCAAGAAGTTTAGTTATATTAAACTCGGGTAAATTTATGTTGTCTGCTAAAAACTCTTCAAAAGTTCTTGGCGGTACTTTATCAAGCCCAGCGAAGCCTTGCTCTATTGTTTTGTATTGTTTTATAAACTTAGATATTGACTTAGCTATTTTACCAGCTGTGCCTCTAGTCATTATGTCTGGATAAACTAGCATTAAAGCATTTTGTATAGACTTAGGATCAGACGTCATTGGTTGAGAACCAAGCTCAGGTAGTCTAGCGTAGAACACAGCCTCGTTATCTGTGCCCATTTCTCTTATTTCTTTTGAAAATAAATAGTTAGAGTTACCGTCTCGCATTCTACCAATCCACTGCATAGGTAAACCTCTGTCTATAGCAGCCATACGTATCTCTTGATTACTCATAACTTTATCAAGCAAGCTTAACCAACCTTTATTGTTTTGCTCTATATTTCTATCACTCTCATTTACAGTTCCATCTGTATTTCTTGGGGCTATAAAATTTTCAAACTCTGACGAGCTTATAGGCTTGATATACCAAGGTGTTAAGTTAGATTTTCTAGTGCCTTTGTTATAACCTAAACTTTTAATTTTGTTAGGTATACCAATAGCTTTGTCAGGTCTAGCTTCAAACTCACCAGATTTAGATTGAACCATTTTCACGGTGTAATGCCTAGGTCTCATTGCTATAAGCATGTCCTTATACTTAGCGTTAAATCTTCTAGCTGGCCCTAGGTGTTGATTTAAGTTTGCTGTTTTATCTGTTATTTTTTTAGCTGGCACTCCTGATACTTCAGATATAAAAGGAGCTGTAAAAGAAGGGGACTCAGCAAACGTAGGAGAGTCTTGCTCTAATAACATATCTAACTGCTTGTCAGCTTCTTTTCTTAAATCATCTACTCTGTTTCCGTCTTGATCGTATTTGTGTAAACCAAGATCAGCGCCTAAAACTCTACCTTTAGTTTTAGCTTCTACTTGATCAGAGCTAGGCCCTGTCATACCTTCAACTTTCTTTTTTATAGCTTCGTCTTGATCTTGTGACTTAGTAGCTACATCTTCAACTCCTCTTCTAGCAAATATTTCTTGTGATCTTCTTTTAAAAAACTGATTAACATAAGCGGCTGCATTTTCATATTTATGTTTTGCTGGGTCAAAGTCTTGAAGCAAGCCTAACACAGTTCTAGCTTTAGCTGTAGCTGTTCCAGGATCAAACAATAGCTGAGACATTATGTCTTCTTTATTGTTTAATAGATCGTTTCTAATATCTTCTGTTGGAGCTAAATTTAAAGATCTGCTAAAAGCATCTTGAGCCATACCCGTGTAAAAGAAAGCGGCTCTACCAGGTATGTCAGCTTGCATACGATCAAGCATACGCTCTTCTTGCTCTGTTATAGTGCCGTTGTTTCTTTTCTTTTTAAGGTTTATTAGAGGAGCCATAGTATCATTAACAGACTTAGCTAGCTCTTCCTTGCTCATCTTTTCAGCTGGCAAGCCTTCCTTTGAAAACCTAACGCCCATAGCTTCTAAATCATCAAGTGTTAGATCTTCTACATCAGGCATGTCTGCTTTTATCTGTTTATTAAAACCAGCAACCATGTTTTTAAGAAGCTGAGCTTCAGCTTTTATGTTTCCGCTTATTATAGCTCCTTCAATAGCAGTTTTTCTTAAACCTCTATTTAAACCTTTTCCTGACTCAATAGCTTTATTGTAATCTTTTACAAAATTAAAAACATCTCTACCAGACTTAAACTTAACGCGCATACCAAGGCCCTGCATTATTCTTCTAATAATATCTCCAAGCTTAGTCATAGCATTTTCGTTGTACTGCATAGTGCCGTTAGCTAAGGCGTCAGCAAATATAGCCATCGTCTCTTCGGTTTGTATAGACTCTGGAGCATTTTGATATGCTGCTAATCTATTTCTAAAATCACTATCTCTAACTTGTCTTGGATCTATGTTAGCTAAATAACCTTGAAGAGCTCTTCCTAAGGCCACAGAAACTTCAGGATTATTTCTTAATGTATTTCTTAAAAACTCATGAAAGAACTCGTGAGAAGCTACGTTCATACCCATACCCTCTACGGCTGCTTGCTTGTTTATTACAAGCAGTCTTTCTCCAGTAGTAGGATCAAGAAAATTACCGGCAAAACCATGTGCTGTTTTAGATTCGTTGATAACTTGTCCAATTTTGTTTAAAGACCCTTGATCTAACACAACTTCGTTACCAGTGTTTATGTCGATGTATAGATTACCATCATCGCTACTACCTGGAGTTCCTTCTACTTGCTGTAATCCGTTAGCGTTTAAAACATCTTGTCTCATTAACTCAGCCGCAGATTCTGCGTCAGGCGCCTCTACAAACCTAGTTTTTATAGGTGAAGTTTTATTTAAACTTTTTTGAGCTTCTTTAGCGTTAGCTAGTTGTTGCTTATATCTTTCTTCTTTTTTATATTCTATTATAGACTCTTTTACTGGACTTAATACTGTGTTTTTAGCTTCAGTAAGTCTAGATATTTCAGCGTCTATCTCTTCTATTTGTGCAGCTTGTTTTGCAACGTCTTGTTTACCTTTAGTAGGTCTGTTTAGTATATCCTGTTTCTTTTGTTCTAAACTACCAAGCTCTCCACTTATTTCTTCAAGCTGACTTCTAAGCTCTGGGCTTTCTATTTCATTAAGCATTTCTACTTCTGTAGCTGTTATAGCTTCTTGAGGTACGCCTTTACCTCCAGTTTTTATAATATCATTACTCAAGCCGTTTTGCTCTAAGTAATTTGAAAACTCATCAAAAGCCACGAAGTCATTTCTTACCTCTATATCTGTATTAGCATCTAACTTGCCATCAGACTTTAATTGCTTTAGTTTTTTTAATGCTGCTTTTTTATCTTCAAACCTTTGATTATCCACGTAGTAAGCAGGGTTTTGTCTACCTATAGAATTATTATATGCAACACTACCACCTCCAAAAGCTAAAGAAGTTGAGCCTATACTTATGGCCATCTCTTTAAACTCTTGCATACCAAAATCTCCAAAGTTTAAACCTTGCCCGTTTACTAAGTTAGATAGTGGTATATTGTACATCTCTTCAGATATTTCACCTAATACACCGTTCCAACCAGCTTGATTTTTTGTAAAGTGAGCTACAGCTTCAGCTTTGTTTAACCCAAATTTGCGCATGTAAACGCCTAGAGACAATCTTTTAACAAACTCATCTGATGTTCCTTTAGGTATAAGCTTTTTTATAGCGCTAGGAGCTAGCGTACCCATACGTTCTGTTATATACTCTAAAGAGTTTGTAGCGTATGCTTTTGAAAAAGCTTTTGTAAATCCATCGCCTTGCTCTGTTATAGTATTTACTAATCCATCAGACTGATCAGTATAAGCAAAAGCCATTTGAGGCGTCATGTTTTCAAATGTTCCAGCTAAGTATCTTTGAGGTTGAGCTGTAGATTGAGCTGTAGCTGCAGCTATAACACCTATAGCATCAGACGCTTTGTCTATAACTTGAAACTTAGTGTTTTTAGGAACAAACAACATTTGAGAAGTTCCTTTTTTAAATCTCATGTTTTTAGCTAAAGTGTCATCTATTCTTTTGACCAAGGCTTTTTTAATACCTTTTTGAGTACCTTCTTTAACGGTAGAATAAATACCTCCAGTAGCAATTATTTCAGCCATAAAAGGTAATGACTCGGCAGTTTGCTTACCAGCGTTGTAACCTGTAGACAGCTCTGATACTTTTTGGTTTGATAAATTGTTTAGTTGATATAAAGCTAATGCGTCTTCTTCTGATTGAGTTCTGTTTTCTTTTTTAGAAAGCTTTAATATTTCATATTTCTCAGCCATATCAATAGCTCCACCTGCAAAAGGTATGTATTTGTAACCTTCCATAGAAGTTAAACCTCTAAAGTAGTTTACAAAACCACTTTCAGACATTGCCTCTGGGTTGTCTAATATTCTATCTCTATACTTCATAGCTGTAGCAAGACTAGGATTATCTCTTACAGCTTGTTGCATAGGCGTTGTAGTAGTGCTACTTCCAGCCATAGTACCACCTCCAACAGAAGAGTATATAGTCTTGTAGTTTTTAGCTAGTTTTTTTAGTTCTTTTTCAGCGTCGTTTCCAACTTGAGTAGCTATATCTTTAATAGCAAATTGAGTGTAGCCTTTCTCGGGGTCTGTTGAGAGCTTATCATAAAAGTGAGCCCAGTATTCGTTCTTCATGTCTTCAGCTTGAGGAACATCTCCTATAAGCCTCATTTGCTCATCTAAGACTTCTTGCAAAGCCTGCTTTTTTTCAGGGCCAGATAAATCTGCAAAGCCTTTTTCGTCTAGCTTTAGCGATATATCTTTAAGCTTTCCGTCCCACAAAGAGTATTTAGGCTTGTATGATTCAACCCAAGCATCCCACTTTTTATCTGCAAAATCTGTATACTCAGAAGAGTATTTTTCTTGTACAACCTCTTTTAGTTTTTCTAACTCCGCTTTATCTGTTATACCTATAGCTCTTTCGTTAAATTCAGCTTGCATTCTAGCCGTTATGTCAGCTGTGTTTTCCGCTACATATTTAGAAAAATCATTAGTTGTTTTTTCACTTTTATAGTTTTGGTAGTCTTTAAAGTTAAATTGGTTTTCAACTACCGCGACTTGTTGATCTTGCTCTTCTGCTTTTTTTGGATCTTCAATAAACTTTTGCTGTATCTCTATGTCAGACATTTCATCGTACTCACCAGCCAATCGAGACCTTGTTCTGTTTGGGTCGGCTATTTCAAACTGCTGGTATTCGTATAACATTTTAAGCTCTTCAAATCTTTTTATATCGTCTTGACTAGCTGTAGATCCATCTGCCAACGTATAAGCGTTTCCAAAAAGATCGTTAGGATTATATACTACACCGTCTATAGTAGTTGTTGGCATGCTTCCAGGAGCTTTAACATCACTACCCATGTAAGACGTTTGTGTTTGAGCTCCAGCTGCTAGCATTTGTTCTTCAAGACTTAGAGGCTCACCTTGGGTAACGTCAGCTCTCATTTCAACAGGGCTTATGCGCTGCATGAGTTCTTCATTAGTTTCTCCTTCTCTTCTGTACTTGTCATAAAAGCCTTGCAGCTCTTGATTTCTAGTAGGCTTCAGAGTAACGCTTGGCTCTTCAGCATCTTTGCTGGTAGTACTGTAGAAATCAATAACTTGCTGGTTTGTTATTTTTCCACTTTTTATATCGGCTTCTAAATTTTTATAGTTAGGGTGATAGCTGTTTACAATTTGCTGAGCTTCATCATCTAGTTGCAGCGAATCCGAAGAACCATCTTCCAAAGTGGATGCCGTACTTTCTTCCGTCACAGTGGCATCCGACTGTGTTTGGTCTTCCTTTGTTTGACTGTCTAAAAAATTTTTAGCTTTTTTAACAAATCTTTTTATATCTTCTGGTGACTCGTTGTTATCAATCATTAATTGAACAACCTCTCTAACTTTTTCTTCAGTCATAATTATTTATCGCCTTGTAATATACTCATATAATCATCTACGCTACCAGATGGATTGTAACCTAATTCTTTTTTCTTCTCCGCTTCAGCAACATCTTGTATTGCACTAGCTTGTCCTTTGTCTTCAGCTCCTGCTACAAGAGATTTTTCATAGAAATCAGTACCACTAGCATTATTGCTGTCTACTATAGCAGAAAAGTAGTTTGTTAAAGCTGACTTAGTAACTTTTGGATCGTAGTATTGGTTGTTTGGATTTGTTAAAGCTTCTGATATAGCTTGAATATCTTCTTCGCTTATATTGTCGTACCAAAACTCTTCATCGTTTTGAGGTTGTATAGCGCCTTCTTCTAGCAAGTTTCCTAAGTCTTTATACTGTAGGTTAGAATTTTTTAATCCTTCAGCTAGATCATCTTTAAATGAACCACCACCGCCCATAGGATCGTTTATAAGAGAGCCTATGTTATCGTCTGTTATAGAGTTTTCTATTTTTCTTTTTGTTTCTGTTGGATTGTAATATCCATTACTTTGCCCGGTGGTTAAAGCCGTTTGCATATCTTCCGTTAGCATTTGATCAAACTCATTAGCTTTAAAGTTTGATAATCCGTTTATCTCGTCTGCAGTCATCATCATTTGAGTTCCATCAGGCATGCTTATAGTGTGTACTCTTTGACCGTCAGCATTTTTAGATATTGTTGTTTTGTTTCCTAAAAACTCAGATATGATATGCTTGTCATCTGTTGACATACTGTTACTAAATAAGCCTCCCGTTTGACTGTCAGCTAAATCGTTTCTAGCGGTTTTTGCTGCTTCTGTTTCAGTCTTATAAGCATTCATTTCATTAAATATTCTAGCTCTTTCTTTATCGTTGTCTGCCGCTAAATATCTTTGCCTTAACTCTTCCAGGTCATCATGTATAGAGTCAAAGTAGTTGTCGCCAAGACCGCCTTGCAACGCTAAAACCTCTTCACTTACTTTATCAAGCTTATCGTTTACAGCCTTTTCTTCTGCTTTCTTTTGTTTAGTAACATCTATAGCGGCGTCTAAACCCGCTTTACCAAGATCAGAAAGAGCATCGCCCATACCTTTCTCAGCATATTTACCAACTTTATATTTAGCTTGTGAAACTTCACCCATGATCTTCATGGTATTAGCGTCTAATCCTCCTTTTAGTTTAGGACCTCCTGATGTATAATCTATTGCCATATTTCTTTTATTATCCAGTTGCACCGCCACCAACACCACCGCCTAAGTCTATACCGCCAGTAGCCACTTGCATTCCTACATTTCCTACTTGACCGATACCTGACCACATCTTTTGGTCTGCGGCTGCAACCGCTTGTTGAGCTGAAGCTACGTCTTGACCAGCCATACCCATTAAGGTTTGAACTTCTTGCTGCTTCATGTTTCTTGACATAATCTCTCCTTGGCGCTCTGCTTTTTGTATTGCTGCAGCTTGCTGTCTTTCTTTCATTTGATTAGCTTGCTCTTGCTTACCTATAGATATAGCGGCTTTACGAGCGTTTTCAGATCCTTGATTAGCTAACGTCTGAGCTAAAGAAGCAATGCCAGATCCACCGGCTGCACCTCTTAAATCTGATAATATGTTTGCTTGTGATTGCGCTTGTTTCTCAGCTACAAACTGAGCTTCTTCTTGGTTAACCGTTAAGTCTTCCATTGTATTTTGAAGATTAGCGTATGGATTACTTTTGTCTAAATTCTTGAAAGCCTCTTTTTGAGCTTCAAGTTCTGCTTGTGCTGTTGCCGCTGCTGCTTTGGCTTTCTTTTTTTGAACGCCACCTGATATTGCTTTTGCTGCTCCAGCTCCAACGGCTACTACTGCTCCTGCTATTAAAAAACTCATCTATTTATTTTTAATATATTCGTTATACTCTTCCCACGTATCGCAAACTATTTGTTTGTCTAACGTGCTTATATCTCGCGTGTTGTCAGGATTTTTGTGTACATTAACAAACACTGAATCAACATTTGCAAAGATTACTCTTTTACTACCGGGTTTTGATACTGTATAACATGGAGCGATAAACTCTTCTACTGAGTCTTCTGTTACGACCGTGATATGGCCGCTAAGTAAAAACCAAACATGTTCATGCTTGTGTATTGCTCCAACAAGAAAAGAGTTCTGCTGCATTGACATTTGTCTAACATAGATATTGTCTGCAAACGCATGCTTGAGTGGAAACAAATCCGTTACTCTTCCCTTTACAATATTTACCCCATCGGCTCTATCTACTAGATATTGCTGAAGTTCTAATATTATTTCTCGATGCGTAGAAACACTATGTTCTTTACGCTTTTCGATGTTATTATTCATTGAATTAAATTTAACTATATAAGTATAGTTACACTTTATTTGCTACTTTCAAACGCGTCTACAGTAACAGCAAACAGCTCTGCTTTATCCGTAGAGTTGTTTTTAAATCTAAATGAACCAAAATATCCTAGCAACGAAGCGCCTTCTTGACAGTTGTTTTTACTAAACAAAATAAATACGTTTTCACTTGGCGTTTGATTACCAAACAAAGCTGTATCACAAGTTATAGTTTTGTTAGCTCTGTCGACGGCTGTTATCTCACCTATCTCTACTACACCGCCAGAGTTAATGTCAAACCCACCGTCTGTACCTACGGTAACGTAGTAAGCTACATCACCAACTGATACAGAGTCTTGTATATGATATTGAAAAGATATTGTTATTGTCATGTTACATCTATTATTTTATCTATATCTAGTTCTAATTTAAGATCGCCATCTTCAGTTCTTGTAAAAAACAAACTTCCTTCTATAGTAGCTTTAGTTCTATCTGCGTAAGTTATTATTTTTCCGTACAACATAACTTCATAAGAACCTTCATCTGCAGCTATGAAATTACCGTTTAAATCTTTGTAATATATAATATCAAAGTCTCCGTCTGTAAAGTTTTCGTTATCATGTTTTGATGATATTACACCGCTAGAAACAGAAAGCTCTATAATAAAATTAATTACGTTGCTGTCATTTAAGCCTCTTCCTAAAGATCTGTTAACAGGAAGCTCTACGGCGTTTCCAGATTTATCTGTAGTAAGAGTTGCCGTAAGACTAGTGTTAGTGTTTACTATGTCAAAAGAACCAGAAACATTAGATATTTCTCTGCAGCTAACAGGATTGTCACGCGTTGGAACTTCCTCTTCAAACTCAGTGTCTCCAAAAGGTTCTAAAAAAACAGTATAAGAGTTTAAACCTCCTCCTTCTTCAGCTATTGTAGGTATAGATATTATAGCTCTAGATGAAGTCATTGTAAAATAAGAGTCATCTACCCTGTTAGTCCACTCGTCAGTTAGACCTTTTTCTATATATTCATCGATTGGAAGAACACCGTCTTCTATGTCGTTGCTAATAAATGCTTGGTTAAAGTTTCTACCATTAGAATCTTTAGCTCTAACTATAAATTGAGCTCCTCTTTCTCCCGTTATGTTCAATTCTATCTGGCTTTTTCTATAGTTAGAAGTGCTATTAACGTAGGTTGAGCTGCTTATCGTAGCGCTTTTTACTGTTGGAAGTAGGTTAGCTATACTTCTAGCTTCAGTCTTTAGTATTATCATAGGACCTCCACCATAATTAGAGGTTATATTATTTTTAGCAGGCGCATCTATACCTACGTAGCCAGAAGAAGACTGTATCTCATCTACAGGTCCAAATGGTATGTTTCCTGGGTTAAAAGCGCTAGCCACAAACTCTTGTTGGCTGGCTAAGTCAACACCTGGATAAAACCCTGTTATTTCTTGGAAAAATATTAAAACCTCAAACTTAGTCATAGTGCCATCTGGGCCTTCTTCTAGTACGTTAGTTTGGGTAGACCATGAAGTAGGATAGTCTTTAGGCTCTTCAAAATCATAGTAAAATGTTTGGCTTTGAATACCGTTGTCAAACACATAGCCTTCTTTAGCTGTATATGTTACAGTATAGAAATGAGTTGCGCCACCATCTATCCAGTTAAGCCATTGTAAATTATATCCGTTGTTAATAGAGCCTGTAGCTCGGTAGTGCGGATCTAGTGAGCAAACAATATCGTTAGAAAAATCACTACCAGCAATACTATTATTAATGGCTAAGTCTTGAAATAGTTCAGGCTGCTCAAACACTTGGCCACCTCCACCAGGATATAAGTTAAGAGGAGGAGAAGCACTAAACCCACCGTGTATTCTAGCAGATCCTTCAGCACCTGTTATTGTTATAGTATAATTATCACTATCTGTGAATATATTTTTTTCGGGGTTGGTATTTGGGTTGTTGGGATCATAGTTGTCAGACATACCGTCTGCTAAATATATTTTTAAAGTAGGAAAATAGCCTAAGTCTTCTTCAACTTCTTCTATCTCTATTTCTTCGTCTGTTTCTTTATCTTCGTATATACAAAGTGAATTGTCAGGTATTCCGTATATAGGAAACGGATTAGCTACGTTAATAGCGTTTGGATCATTACAAAAATAAACAGGCTCAAAAGTACAAACTTCTTCGTCGTAATATCCGCCTGGCGGAAGCGTCTCTCCGTAATAATTTGATGCACCAGGATTACCGCAATACGCAACAGGTATAACTTGATCGATAGGTTTTTCTCTATCGATGTCTATATGAAAGTTTACTGGCGAAGCTCCTACTGTAAACTGATCGTAGGAAACTATAGCAACAACGTTTAATCCATCAACAACAAACTCAACGCTAGTTACACCACTAGTGACATTACCTCCTTGCCAAACGTTAGTTGATACTTCTGTAGCGTTTTGTATATAAAATTCTTCTGGAGCTAGCGCAGATCCATCGTTACTAGACAAAGTTAGATTTACAGACCCTGCTTGCACTACGTCATTTTGAAAAGCAGTAAATTGCTCTTGTGTTATTGTTATTCCGTCTATAGCCATATTAATCCCAGTTAGTACCGTCTATATCAGTACTCGATTCTTTAATTGTTATTAAGAGTGGGTTAGGTGGTAAGCTATCAGGATCACTATGCGTCATAGATCCTAAGCCTATACCTTGAACTTGAAACTCGTTTTCATCTAGATTTTCTAGATCAGTACATTGACCAAACACTCTATTAAACCACTTACCTTCTTTGTTTAAAAACTCTGGAACTTTACCTTCTGCTAGATCAGTATAAGCATAATCAACGTACCAGCCTGTTTTGTTTGTAAGGTTGTAGTATTCTTTATCTGTATACTCTTGACCATTGTAGCTTACAGTGCTAAATTGATTTATCTTAGACTGAGTGCCTTCATACTTTACAGTCTGAAAGTTCTTTACAGAGCTAGGCATGTCGTTAAACAATAGCTCGACATAAGACCATTCATTAAATCCAGGTATATTTCCATAGAACATGTTTCTAACTGGATTATCGTGGTGCTTCCAAAGAGAACCTTCTTTAAAAGTATAGTAGTTGTTATTTATACTTACACCGTTTTCAGGTATAAACGATTTAAAACTAGTCCAGCCTTTGACACCCTCGTTAAACGTAACAGTAACAGGCTCGAAAGATGGTCCAATAACTTTTTTGAAACCAGGTGGTTTACTTATAGTTAAATTATACTCATCTTTTCTTTTGTCAAAAGTACCTAACATTCTAGACGCTCCAGCAATCAAAGGATCAGCCATAATATCACTAAAGTAATCTTTCATACCTACATCCGATATAGGAGTTATACCGTCTCTAGACAGCCTTAAAACAGCTCCTCGCTGTTGATCTGCAAAGTAGCATCTAAACTGATCTGCAGCAAAAGACTCAGGGTTTTTAGATATACCATAGTCACCGATAAACGGTGTTACAGCGCCTAGCACTCGAGCTGTAGCTGTTACGTTAGCATTACCGTCAGCATTAAATAAAGCGTCTTTATCAGAAAGTATTTTAATTACCTTGTCTTCACAGAACGCTATTATGTCTGTATTTCTAGTAAATAACTTTTGTATAGTTCCGTTGTCTGGGTTTATATCTTTAGTTATTTTTTCACCTTGAATAAATTGATTTAATCTATTTACACCTGATATAGAGTTGTATATTCCAGAGTATATTAGCCCGTTACCTCTTCTTTCTTCCTTGTATTGCTCAGCTATTGTTGTCGATGCTTTAACTCCGTTTTGTATTTGCTGTTGGTTAAAGTCGTCTCTAATTCGATCAGACTCTACACCGTGACCAAACGCATAGCAGTTGTGCCAAGGTAAAGTAAACGTTAATAAAGGATTGTGTACGCTAGAGTCTACTACAACTCTAGTAGCACCCGCTGGTTGAGCCGCGGCAACTCTAAGCTGAACAAGGCCTCCCCAGCCATCTTCTATAGTTAATATATTTCCAACGTTTACGCCTTGAAGTATGCCAGCGGCAAAATCAATAGCAGCATCTCCGTTAAAAGAAAAATCGCTTATATTACCAATTACATTGTTTCCCAATGTAACGCTGCCACCAATTAAGGCTAAGGTTTCGTCGTTGTCTTTAGCTAGCTCTATAGGATAAGCTCTACTTACTTCATAGTATATATCTAACTCAATATTTTCTTTTGGATACGTTTCAAATACAGCTGGATTTTCAGAATAAAAACCGTCTTCAGAAACATACGGAGCTAAGAACTCTAACTGACAGCTGTCTGCGAAAGTTAAATCATGTCTTAAGTCAGTTCTAGGATCGTATGCTGCTCCGTCTCCATTAGCTGGATCACCAATTATTTTGTCTAAAGCTACGGTAAACTTATGTCTTTTGTTTCCGGGAGTAAAGTGTCTAAACTCAGTAGCTCCTTGAGCTCTTCTAGAGTTTAATATACCGTAATGACCTCTCCACGCCTCTACTGTATAAACCTCTCTATCTGGATCTTGTCTAAATTTAAACTTAGTTCCTATTTGAAGAAGTCTATCTACAAAAGCTTTAACTTGTCCAACTGTTGAGTTGTCAGCAAAATTACCTACATTAGGATTATCTGTATCAGCAAAACCTAGCCATCTAAGAGACCGTACGTGCTCTCTATCCCAAGCAAAACCCGCAGGATCTCTATACGTTCCTGGTCTAATAGTAGCAATACTTACGTCCATCATACCAACACCGTTAACACTGTATATACCCGCTGGTCCATTTCTCCAAGAATAAGAGTTTCTGTTAGTGCTGCCTTCAACTATCCAGTCTTCATTAGGCGTGCTAGTGTAGTTAGAAGAAACTGAAATCCAAGGATTTAGTGCTGCTGGATTAGGAATATTAAAACCACCAATATTTATAAATTCATCTGCGTCTGGATCATAACCAGGTCTTGGCGCAAATATACCGCTGTTTCTTGATCCAAAAAAAGACACGTCAGCTATACCGTTTCCAGCAGTGTCCCAACCATCAGGAATAACAGACTCGTCATCAGCGTCGGGTATGTATAATCTAGCAGGCGGAGCTTCGTCTATATACGCTCTAACCCTATCGCTTTCTTCTCCATTTCCACCTGGTCCAAAGTGCCAAAACCTATTACCACCACTGTCTCTAGTAGTTACGCCTACAACGCCCATGCGACTAGTGGTGTCTCCGCTATCGTTCCATTGGTATGTGCCTCCACCTTCTTGGTACCCATAAGGGTGGGTTAGCGTTCCGTTTGCCCCAGTAGTATGCAAGTATCTTAAGCTAAACGCTTGGTCTACAACAAAGTCATCATCTGAGGTTACTAATACAAAGTTTTGCAACGTTAAGTCTTTATATACTTTTACAAAAAACTTACCGTCAAACTCTGGTTTGTCTATTCTTTTGTTTTTAACGAATATAACGCTAAGACCAGATACTCTTCCACCCCAAGTGTTATCTGTTGAGCAGAAGTTTACGTCTGGTCCAAACTTTTTTGTTATCTGTATTCTGTATTGTCCGTTAGTTGTAGCCGTTATTCCTAGTATATCGTAAAATTCACTTCTATCAGAGCCTTGCCCTACTATACGTATAGCGTGATCGGCTGCTTCAGGTATAACACTGCTAGGCACGCTGCTATCAAACTCTGCTTGATCTACGGTTATGAAGTTATAGTCTTCAAATGGAAAACCTTCGTTAACATTACCGATCCAAGATCTAGCAAAGTTGTTTATAACAACACCTTGTTGCTGCCTGTCTATTCTTAAATCTTCAGGAGCTTCGTTTTCTATAGCTACTATTTTATATCTAGCTCTTTCTTCTACAGCTGTGTCACTATCATGAGCTTTCTTTAACTCTAAAAAAGTTTCAATGTCAACTTTATTTCTATCAGAAGAGTTAAACGATAACCATATATTACCGTCTTCAGCGTTATACCACTTGTGCATTGCTAAGTTGTAGTATTCTGCTGAAGTTTCTTTTATAAAAAACTTAAAAGACTTTGCCCATCTAGGAGCATTGTTTCTTATCTGAGTTGTCAAGACGTTTACGTCGTTACAAAACTCTTTTTCTATAGTAACAGAACCTCTTTCTTTGTCAGCTAATACAGGTGTTTCTCTACCAAACTCGTCTTTGTAAACTACACCTAGCTGATATGTACGCATAGACTTTACAGATTTTCTAGGTCTACCTAAAGCTAAAGGATTTCCATTGCCATCTGTTAAATTATCGTAAGAAGTAGAATTAAAACTTAATCCAATATCAGGGCTTATTAAATTGTTGCCAGTGTCATACAGATTATAGTTTTGCAAATAGTTAGCATAAAGAAGCCTATTACCAGTAACTTCTTGAGCTCTAGCTTTTCTTGGAACATTATCCCAAGGTCTTATAAGTTGATTAGAAGGAACAACAGCGTGTATTAACTCTGACTTTATCTGTATAGAACCTCTGTTACTATTGTTAGCATAATCATTTCTACTAGGCCAAAGATTTAAGCTGTTAATATCAGCATCACTAGGCTTTATAGTTTTAGCTGTGTATATGGTTGTAGAGTTTTCTTCTTTATAGAGTATGTCTACTTCAACTATATCCTTAGCTCTGTTATAGTCTTGAGGCATGTAGTTCTCTACGAACAATCTTCTTAGCTGATTAGCCATACCTAAGTTCCAACCTCTTTTTGGCTCATAATCAAACCCACCAGGAAGAAAAGCTATTTCTGAAAACGGAGAAAACGGAGAGTATTCACCGTCTGCATATTTATATCTATATCCAAATCTTGGAAATTTAAACTCAAATAAAGCTGGGTTTTGCTCAAGCCTAACTAAAAAGCTAGGAGCATTAGCTCCAGTTCCATCAGGTAAATCTGGATCTACAGCTTGTACCTCAAGCGTATATGGACCAGAAGTGTTTCCAGAGCCATTAGCGCCGCCTGGTCTTCCTGTAACTCTTAGTCTAACTTGAAAGTCTGTAAAAGTTTGTTGATCAGCTTCATCGTCATTTGTCAATATAATGAAGTCACCAATTCTAAAATCAACAGGAGAAAAAGTGCTTATAGATATTATGTCGCCGACTTGTAGTTCTACTCCATTGTTTATAAAACCTCCAAACGTTGGTAGTGTTCCAGATATATTACCTCTATCCTCATCATCTGTAGCAAACATTCTAATTGTTGGAGGTGTTAACGGAGATTTTTTAATTACTGTAATATCCTCTAACTCCGCATATTTTGGTTGTACTGCAGATGATCTAGATTCAACAACTTCAAATCCACCACCAGCAAATGATCCATCAGCTCTTCTCGATACTAACCTAGTGTGATATTCAGCATTGTTGTTTAAGTTTGACAAAGTAAAAGCATTGCTACCCGTACCTTGATAAGATCTTTTTATATTTACTTTTTTAGGCTCGCTGTAATCGTCGGTGAACATTATAAAGTCGTCAACGATGTTTATACCTGTGATAAGTCTAAAGCTACTAAAATCTAATATTCTTCTTCCTCTAAACTTTATAGTATCACCAACAGATGGAAGTGGCGTAGAATTACTTATTCTAATAGCGTTGTTAGTTAAAACGCCGTTAGAGTCTAGTAGGTCAATAATGTCGCCTAAGTCTGCATTGTTATTAGTTGTATTTGTTGCAGACATACCTGGTCTAAGGCAATTGTTGTTTGCAAATTTTATTTCATGTGGAGTTTGATTATTACCTGCACTAACACTAGCAACAACCATATTAGCTTCGTATATATCTACAAACACATAAGTTAAAGTGTTTGTGTCTACAGCATATTTTAATATAAAATCTTTTACACAACCTTCGTCATTGATAGATATATCGTTTCTAGAACCTGCTACTAAATAATATATAGCGTTCTCTTCTCCATTAACTATCGACCCAACGCAATAACTATCAGCTGGAACACCGTTTGGTGTTTGTTCTATATTGCCTAGTAAAGTTTCTAGCGCACCAACATTACTTCCTTCAGAAGTAGATATTTCAATGTTAAGCGCATCTCTATACTGACCAGCTGGAACAAGGCGCTCGTCAAGGTCCTTGTTCATTTTACCTTGCGCAAAATTTCTAATAAACTCTGGCATACTAGTGCTTTATTATTTTAGATTTGTTTCTCATTATTTGTTCCATCTCAACAGTCTTCATATTAGAAAGTCTGATCTTAGCGTTTCTAGTAGCAGCAAATCTTTCTTTCTTTAACATCTGTACAGTTGCTGGACTATAGTTTGATCCTGTTGAAGCGATAGCGTAAGCTACGTGTTTATAAAAAGCTTCTTCAGCAAACTTATGTATAATCATATTTCCGCTAGAGTCTAAGCCATCAGATATATAATCTAAAACTACCGTCTGACCAACTAAAGCTGGAGAGAAAAACAACTTACCATTTTCATAATCGAAGTAGTATGATCCGTTAACTTGAGCTGTCTCAGGTGACAACCCATATCTTTGGCCTAGTGTTATGTTTTCATATCCATGATCGTAATCAGCGTCTGCTATTATCGGTTCACCAGCATCGCTGTTTTGATAATTGTTTAATGTAGTTCCGTTGTAGTCACCAGCTACACTACCATCAGGATTTATATTATACCAGTTTTGACCACTAGTTTCTACGTTAGTTATTTCGTAGGTATTAGTTACTATTTCTTCTTGAACGCCACCAGATATAAAGTCGTTTAAATCGTCTTCAAACCCTGTAGAAGTAAACTGCCCACCGCTAATATTTGTTCCTACACCATGCTGATCTAATCCTCCAAATTGAGGATTCATACCTTGCCAATAAGGGTTTGGGTTTGGATTAGCTTGATCATAACCTCCGACAGGTGGGGTTGATTCTAAACCAGCAAGAGCTGGATTACCATCTTGTTGACCTGCTGCTAAAGCATCAAAAATAGGTGCTGTACCATTTTGCCAAGTACCATCTGGAACTACTTGGTTACCGCTACTTATTGAAGCTAGAAGATGAGGTATATACTGTCTTCTTATTGTGCCAAACTCAAATGCTCCACTAGTGGTTGTTTTCTCTTTTGGATAAACAAACACGTTGTAGCTTCCTGTATGTGTATCGTAGTTTTTCACATACTCATCGTAGTCGTTTTTGTATACGCTCGTAGGTTGTATAACATTAGCGCCAACGTTAGTAAACAATGGAGCTAAAACATTAGCGTTACTTCCAGTAGGACTGGTGAAGCTTTCTGTTGACGCTAAGCCATGATATGCAGCGTGAGCCTCGTCCGCAAATACGATAACTAAAACATCATCACCTGACGAAGCTTGAGGAGGAGCTCCTTGCAGCGTAATTGTTTGCGCGCTACTATCAAGATTATATATTAAATCTGCCGTATCACCTTTTTCAATACCTAATCCACTGCCGGTCGCTTGAGCTACATCATAAAATTGGTAGTTAACACCTCCAGTTCCGTTAGTATCACCAGCGTTAATAGTAGACCAATAACCAGCAGACAAAGATAAGCTTGCTTGGTTGATAGTTGTTCCGTTATGGTGATCAACGTGACCACTTGTAACCATAGGATATTTGTAGAAATTATCGTTTACAGCACTAGTGTAGTGGCTTTCTTGAACCGCTCCGTCCATTTGAGCTTTTATATTTCTATTGTTAAACTGACCTGTCATAGGAACAGAAGCCCAGTCTAACCATCTTTCACCAGCTACAGCAACATGGTAAACATTATGCCCAGAACTAGTTTTATTTTCGTCTCTAGTAAATCCTGGTAAACCGTCTAGCCATTGCGTTACAAAAGAATATGCGTCAGCTGTCTGCTGTACACCCATAGAAGTACCGTCATAAAAAATATAAACTTTAGTGTTAGAAGGTATTTCGTTTGTTATTATTTGCTCTTCTGTTATTGTTTCAGTAGTTATAGTTTCAACAAACGGCTCGTCTGTAGGCGTAGGGTTAAACGGGTTTTGAGTATGTCTTGTGGGATACAAAGGTCTTTTTATGCCGTTAGGGCTGCTCCAAAAAACATCTGTATAGCCTACAAAGTCATGCGGTAAAGGTATGCACATACCGTTGTTAACCTCTACTTCCCAAGTTTTCTTTGATCTTAACGTATCATAGCTTAATTCTTGCGCTGCTCGTCTTGCAAAAAACGCAATATCTTCTTTAGCGGCTTTAGGTATTATTTTATTTTCACCTACATAATAAGCTAAAAACGTATTAATTAAATCGTTTAAAGTTTGATACTGATAACTACCGTAGTTTGTTTCGTAGTTGTAGTAATCAGCTTCACTGTTTAAGTCCCAAAATCCACTCATTATGATTTACGTTTTGCGTCAGCTTCTACGTGCTCTGATTTACCATAGCTCGATAGACCTGGTTTGTTAATAACTATACCAGCTAGCTCTAATATTTTTAACACTAGTCTAGCTTCTTCTGAAGGGTGAACCTCAAAATCAGCAGCTCCGTTAGCATTGTATAAAGCTTTTTCATTTACGACAACATAATCCCACTCTACTTTTTTAGGTTTTCTTATGTAGTCGCATCTTACGTCGTTAAATATATTTGCAAAACCGCCTACAGAGTTTAAGTGAAAAACTTGTATAGCGTTGTTTTGTCTAATATAAGCTGGGTGCTCTAATAAAGGTTGCCCACCAAAAACACCTTTTTTCATTAAGTGTAGTTTCTTAGGCGTAACCTGAGAGCATATATTTTCTAGATGTCTTACTTCTTCAAGCCTATACATATCGCTAGTACCAGCTGGATAACCTATAGTGTCGTTTATAGGTAATAATATCTCGTTGCCGTTAGTCTGCGTTAAAGTAAAATTATATACTTGAAATATACTTAACTTATCTTCAATGTCATCAACAGAATCACCAGACGCCGTAGCGTTGCCAGGATTTCTATGGAATTGATTTAAGTCATAGAAGTATTGCTCAAACAATTGTTGTTGAGCTTGATTGGCTAAAAGGTTAAACTCCTGTGGAGTTATGTAGCCTCTTTGTTCTTTATTTGCTAATGCTAGTACACGTTGATATACCGTATCTACACTTACTGCCATTTAATTATCTTTTATAGTTAAGTAACCACCCCGAAGAGTGGTTACTCTTCTATAAAGTAATTACATACTTAGTCGCTTTTCTATGTTAGAATACACTTCCATACCTTCATCAGTCTTGAACCAAACAGCTAGCGCTGAATATGGGTGCTCGTCAAAAGGAACAGTCATTAGTTTTCTACCAGTGTTACCCCACTCAAAGTGTCTTTGATCAGAAGATAATTTTAATATACCTTCTTCAGTAGCTCTAATACCAAAGTTTCTAAGCTCTACGTTTTCGTCTTGAACTAATTCTAAGAACAATAAAGGATTTCTCTTAGCAAACAGTAGACAATCTCGTTTAAGTTCTTTAGAACTCATCTCAGATACTTTAGACCCTAATTCTACTCGCATGATAGCTTCCATCTTATCGATGTCTAGAGTTTTAGCTAACACTAAAGCGTCTGCTTCTATCTCTAACCAGTCTAGTTGACTAGCAGCTTCTTCAACAGGTTTGTACTCTTTGTATATCAAGTCTTTGTGAGGGTGGTATAACGATAATAGTTTTTGTAATACCGTTTTGTTTTTAGGAACAAACAAAGCTCCGTTTCTAAAAATTATATGTTCTAATCTTTGCTCACCTTGCATTTCATCTACAAACGGAGTTCTTTGATTAGTAGTGTTCTTTAACTCTCTTTCATAACCTTTTCCTTCGTCAAAATAGTATATACCAGCCGCTTTTAACTGATAGCTCAAAGGTGATCTATTACCTTTAAGGTTGTACATTCTATCTTTTATTTCCCAAGAAGGTTTTTTAGGAGTTGCTACAGGTTTTGGTTTTTCAATAACCACTTCCTGCGTTTCGTTAGTAGCTTTAATTTCTGTTTCAGCTACCTTCTTTGTAGTTTGTTTTTTTGCCATAATAATATAAAATAAAAATTAAAAAAAAAAGATCGGGGCCGAAGCCCCGACCTAATCAATATTACTTCATTAACATGAAGTTGTTAGCACCTTGTACTACTAAACATCTTTCAGATAAGAAGTGAACTTGCATTGCATCAATTGAGTCAGTGATGTTTCCACCTACAGAACCAGTGATGAACGACTTCATTCTACGATCTTCCATCTGAGAAGCTCTATAACGTACGTGTAAGAACGGACGCTTTAAGTTTCTACCTAATGTTTGGTCGTACACTGTAGATACACCAGCAGGAATAATAACCCCTCGGATAGCTTCAGCTTTGTAAGCATCGTTGATAGATCCACGAGTAGCCTTATCGTTTAAGTAACGGAAGTCAGACTTGTAGAAATCGTAAGAACCTCTTCGGAATCCAGAGAATCCTAGGTTTAATGCCATATCTTCAGAGTTGTTGAATACTCCGAAAGAAGTACCACCAGCACCGTAAGAGTTCATTGCAGCTAACATATCGTCCATAGCTAGAGACGTAGCTCTATTTACAAACATCATGTTTTCTTCAATAGCACCCTGCTTGTCAAACTCAGCTAAGATAGCGTCAAACTCAGCTAGGTCAGTAGCAGCGTTAACACCAGTAACACCAGTAGTAACATTACCTCTTCCTTCAATAGCAGAGAATAAACCTTCAGTACCAGTACTATTAGTACCTGTACCAGTTCCGTAGATACCTTCAGACACGTTATCCGCGTTAGCACCTTTCTCAGATTCAATCAAAGCCATCTCTAAGTAATCAGCGAAACGTGAACGAGTGTCACCTTCAGCTTTTAAGTACCAGTAGTATCCGTTTTGTCCGTCTTCACCAGTAACTTCCACCCAACCAATTTGAGCTGCATCAGATCCAGAGATCTCGTAGTAGTCTTTTAAGATAATTGGCTTGTTGTTGAAAGTTTTGAAATCTGGAGCGTTAGCAGAGCTACGACCTGAATCACCTTTCTTAAACTCAGAACCTACAACTAGTATAGTTAAAGCATCTGCAGCTGTAGCGTTGTGAGCAGTTAAGTCTGCAACACCGTAAGGAGTTACGTCTAAAACAGCGTTTGCAACGTCTTCAACTCTAGCTCTAAATACACCACCTGGATTGTTGTGAGCACACAAGATAATGTCACCTGGACGAATACCGTGAGCTGTAGCAGTAAAGTCTGAAGTTCCATCAATGTCGTTTTCAATAGTAATTTGACCACCTGACGCAGTACCTGCGTTTGTAGAAGTCACTTTACCAGTGTAAGACAAGTGTAGACGACCTTGCTCTGACCAAATAACTTGATCAGCAGACATTGGCTCTTCTGCACCAACTTGCTCTAAAAATCCTGAAATTGTTCTTGAACCGAATACTTCGGCCTCACCTTCCATCAAGTCTGGTAAGTATTGTTGTGCCCAACCTTGAGTAGTGCCAGACGTAAAATCGATATAGTTAGTCGATAACGTCTGCTTTTGTGGGGCTGCAACTGTATTAGTTGCTCCTGTAATTGCCATAATTGTTAAATTTTAAGCGTTAATTATTTTTTATTTTTAATCTTAAACTTAAAATCTGAAGAAGAATCTCCACTTAAAACTCTGTACTTAATGCCTCCAACCTCAACTTCTTTATTTGCTTGTCTAGGATTCATGTTAATGTTCTTAGACTTTTCAATAGATTCTTTTAAAGCGTCAGCTTTGCCTTGCTCATAAAAGTGCTTGGCTACAGAGTCAGCGTTCATAGCGGTGTATAATCCTTTGTGATAACCAGCAGCGTCTTCCATAACACCTTCTTTGCTCAAAAACTTTTTGACAAAATTGTTAATGTCACTCTGACTAGTCTTGACCTTATCAGTGTCTTTAACACCAAATCTAAACTTCTTTTCACCTACATTAAATTCAAAACCTTTGAACTCTCCGGAAAATAAGTTGTTTGTTTTGTTGTCAAACACCTCTTTGGCCTGATTAAACTTGCTTTGTCTTTCTTCAGACTCTTTGTTATGTCGATTAAAGAAGTCCATAGCCTTTTGATATTCATTGTTGACTGTTGGGCGAGCTTTAATCTCATCGTAATATTTAGACTTTTGCCCGTCTAAGTAGGCTTTAGCCTCAGCAACTTGCTCTTTTAAGGCTATTTTCTTTTTTCTAATATCTTTAGCTTCATCAATCTCTTCATCGTAGCTAAACGTTTCGTCCATCAAAAACTGTATTTCTTCAGCGTCGAGATGAGGCTTAGTAGCTTTATAGTATTCTCGCAAAGCTGTTAAGTTATCCATTTCAGAATAATCTTTATTTAGCTCAACGTAATCTTCAACTGTACCACCTGTTTCATTCATAAATGAAACTAGCTTGTCTAGGTTTTCAGGAAGCTCTACGCTTGGCTTTTCTTCAGATACAACTTCTTCTTTTACTTCTTCAACAGTTTCTTCTGTTATCTCTTCTAATACTGGGCTTTCTTGTGTTTCACTTTCCGCCTGTACTTCTTCTTGTTGCGGTGCGGTGTCGGTAGCTTCATCGCTTCCAGCCACTCCTGCGTCGTCAGTTGTACTTTCTTCAACATCTTTGGTTTCTTCATTTTTAGTCATATCAACTTTGTAGACATCGTCTTCACCATTGTAGTTAGAAAACTTCTTAGGTTTAACTTTAACTTTGCCTACTGCTTCGTCAACTATCGGTTGTTCTTTTTGAACAACTTCTTCGACTGGGTTTTCATTTTTTTCTTCCATAATATAAAATATAATAATTAAAACTGATTCATATTCAAGCCAGTCCCTAGTTCATCATTACCTGCTGACTCGAATTTTTTACTCGCTGCTTCTTGTCTTTTGTCTTCTATTTCGTTCTTAGACTCAGCTTCTAAAGCTCTTAGCTTCATGTTGTATTGGAACTCTAGCTCCATTAATCTTTCTTTTATTTTAGCTTCTTGCTCTAGGTTTTTAGCTTTAAACTCTGCTTTGGCTTGCTCTAGCTGCATTTGACTTTGAGTGAGCGCTTGCTGCTTTTGCGTTTCGGCTTGAGCTTGAGCTTGCGCTGTTTGCTGTTGAGCTTGCTGTTGAGCTTGTATATTTTGCTGTTGCATTGCTTGCTCTTCTTTAGTCTTCTTCTTTTCTTTTATTTTAAGAAGCTCGTTGGCAAGCTTTACATTTTTAGTGTTTCTAATATCAATAGCGTCAGACAGCTTTATAATCTTCTGAGCTAAAGCCATTTGTATATTGTTTTCTAGCATTTGCTTTTCCTCTTCGTCAGGTGCTAGTTCTATAAATATACCAAAGTCGTATAGATATAGCTCAGACATTTCTTCTAACGTAGCAACATTATGTGTTCCTATTTGTTGCAAGAAAGCATCTCTTGTTGGAGAATACTCAAGTATGTCTGAAACTCTTAAAGATATTTGCTCTGCTACATCGGCTGTTAAATACAAGCCCGCTTGAAGCACGTGTCTTGTAGCTGTATTGCTATTTGCTGCGGCTAGTTTTTGAACACCAACTAAAGCGTGTCTGTCAGGCGTACTACCATCACTAGCTTCGTTTAATCCGGTTACGTCACGAATCATCTGCAAGTAGTAGTTGTAATTACCTATAAGCGTTTGTATTTTGTTCGCACCACCGTTAGTGTTTATTTCTTGTATAGGTATTTTACCTGGGTTTGGATCTCCATCTACATTATATGATCTACCAATAACAGAACCTGTTTGGAAGAACATGTTTAAAGCTTCTTGTGGATTATAGTTTGTTCCGTTACCAAGATCAACTTCAGCTAAACCATCAGCGTCTAAATAAACACCATCAGGCACCATACGTGACATTACTTGTTGTAGCTTTAAGTGTGTAAGCTGTATCATATCTGCAAAACCAGTGATACGGCTGACGATACTTTCAACTCTACCCTGATACATACGAGGAGCAACAATACTATAGTTAAGCTTAACCTTAGTCATATCGCTTTTTGGCCTCATCATGTTTTCAGCCATTTCCCATTTTAAAAGTTTTTCAGATCCTAGTATTTTAGCTCCTTCAAATAAAACTTCTACTTGTCTTGATAGCTTAGCGTAGTCACCCTGCTTATCGGTAGGTGGGTTAAACGAGTCATCTTTTTCTATAGCTTTTTCTCCGCCTGTTGAGGTTTCTTTCAACTTATAGACTTCGTTCATGTATGTTTTATAGTTGAAATATAGTACGTCAACTATGTTTTGATCTTTACTTCTTCTAGCTCTATTGTATTCGTATTTATGAGAGTCTCCCTTTTGTATGTCTTCTAAATCTTCTTGAGTTAAGTGTGGAAACTCTTTTACTAGTTCGTTGATAGGTATAGACTTTACTTCACCAACATAATATATATCATCAAAATAAGGAGATTCAGTATAAGAGTATACTAACATATCTGGATCAACATACTCTACTCTAACACCGTTAGCTGTATCAAAAGTAGTTTTTACGGCAGCTATACCTAACACAGCTAAATCGTAGTATAATCTTTTTCTTGTAAGCTCGTAATTGTTACCTTGAAGCAAAACGTTTATAGCCTGCTCTTCAGCTAGCTCTGTAGCTTGCTTGTAAGTGAGCTGCATGTGCAACTCTAGCTCTTCCTCTGTCTCTGGTAAAGTTTCTGGATCGTTCTCTCTAAAATCCATGTTAAAGTTTTGCTGAGCTGCAGCGTCAAACTCTTTTGCTTTTAAATCTCTGAGTACGCTTTCCATGTACTCAGTTCTTTTAGCAACGCCGTATGGATCTTGCGAAAATACTTTTATGTCGTAATTTCTTTCAGACATACCGTTAACCACTATGTCTACAAATTTTGGAATTATAGGTACAGGTTTCCAGTCTAAGTTTAAGTAGCTCAAGTCACCATTTATTGACAACTCATCTTTATACTTTTGCACTGACTGCTCACCCCTTGCGTATAGTCTTAATCTATGAAAGTCATTTCTATTAGCGTAAAATCTAGATGCGCTACGCCTATGAGCTCCGTTGTCTGCTCTATCAAACCACTCTGTCTCTATTGCTTTAGCAACATCTAATCCGTAATCGTAGCTTAACTTTTCAACATCAGGTACTACCTGACTTGGAAAATAACTGTTTGCTCCAACCATATTTAATTTTTAATTATTTGAGAGTTAACCCCGTCGTTTTTATATTTAGCAAAGCTTACATCAAGCCTTGTTTTAGTTCTTTGTTGGTTTGGCCTATACAGGTGTTTGTTGCAAGCCATTATAGCTAAACCGCTACTTATACTGGCATCAAACTTGGTTCTTTTGTTTATGTCAAACTTTGCCCAGTCATTAAGCGTGTCGTTAAAATACATTGTTCCGTAACTACCGTCCTGCATTAACCCAACCTTTTCGTTGATATACATTTCAATAGCAGCGGCGTGTGCTTGCTTAATATCCTCGCTAGAGTTTGGTATTCCACCTATTTCTCTTTCTGTTACTGAAAGCTTATTATAAATTTTATCTGGTCTATTCATACTAAACCCTCTGTATCCTCTACGCCTCAGATGATATAGTAGTCTTGGTTTATTATTCTCAGCGAGTAATGGCATGCCGTAGAACACTAACGCCATTAATACGTCTTCAAAAAATATTTCAGCGGTTTGTGGTCTTGCTATATATTCTAAGAAAAAAGTACTCGGTGGAGCATTTTCCATAGAAAACTTTGTTAGTCCATGAAGAGATCCGTTGGATCCTCTACCATCAACAGTACCGCTAATATCGTAACTATCGCAGCCAAAGGCGCCCATGTGCTCGTTTCCAGGATGCTTAATTCCATTTTTTACTATTACATTGTTTTGTAATTTGTAATCAGGCACCCAGCTAACTTTAAATCTTCCGTTAGGATCGTGACTCCAAACAACCTTTGTATCTCTAACTCCGTTCTGCCACTGAAAGTTTCCTACAGATAATACAGCAGAGCTTGTTATACCTTCATTATAATCTATTTGCTCATATATCTTTACAAGATTAAATAGACTATTTTTTGTTTCATCTCTAAACGCATGCTCTTCAGTTCTTGGAAACTGTCGATAAAATTCGTTTAGTGCGTCTTGATCATCTCTTAATCCATCTGCTTCATTCTCCCAATGCGATATAACACCTATATCTATTAGTTCTCCGTGAGGTCCAAGACACTCTCCTCTTGGAGTATCAAATACGGGTCGTCCATACTCATCAATAAAGCCTTCATAGTTCCATTCCATTGGGATAAACAGAGAATATAAACCAGAGCGTGTTTGACCATTTCTATTTCTTTTAGTTACATCACTATCGCTGTACAACTTTTTAAAGTTATCACCACCTTTATCTAAAGCGTTTGACGTTGAACCCATCATACACTTACCTATAATTCTACTACCAAGACGCAAACAAGTCTTTGTTACACGCCAGTTGTTTAGAATATTATCAGGCCTTTCCCACTTGCCGCTTTCATCGTGTACTAGTAGGTTAAGCTTTTCACCGTCGTAGCTGTTATCACCAGTATTCTTCCAATCAATAGTAGTGTCAAGTCCAACCAGCTCTTCCTGCTTTTCGTTCGCAGTAATTTTTCTACGCGTAAACTTACTTGCAGGAACCCTATAAGCAAGCTCACTCTTAGGTCTGTCCATACCATCTTGAATGGGTTTGAAGAAGAAAGGATAGTTAATAGATATTGGTACAACCTTATCGGTAAACATTTTCTTTGCATCAGCTCCACTTTT